GAACTCTGTCAGATCGCCAAGAGCCGCGCGGATGACAGACGCATTGCTGTCTGCTCCGATGGTGCGCTCCAGGAAATACTTGTAGCCCGTGGTGCGAGCAAGAGCTTCCAAGGTGACGCTGTCGTCTTCCAGCTCTTTGATCTTCAGATCGCGAGTCGCCACCGCGTTGCGGAGCTTCACCAAGTCGGCATCACGCTCCGAGAGCACCTTCTCCACGTCGTCAGGGAGCACGAAGGGACGCAGAGCGCTCTTCACCTGCTCCAGCGCTGCCTTGGCGCCTGCGATGGCGGGGTCGGCAAGCAGCTCGGCTTCAACCTCAACCCGGAGGTCGGACTTCAGCTTCTCGATGAGCATCGGCAGCTTGGCCGCGAACTCGTGACGCAGCTGATTCTCGGCCTTGGCCGCAGCCGCATCCTGCATCTCTTGGAGCGCCTTCTCCGGGGTCACACCCTCGGGAAGTTTGCCCTCGAACGACTCGAAAAAGGTCTTGGGGTACGCGGTCTGCATGGCAGGCTCTGCCACGAAGTCGAACGTCATCAGGCGGTAGTCCTCTTGGACCATCTCCTCGCCGTTCTTTCCGGGCTTGGTCGAACCAGCGCCGCGCGAGGACACGCCCACAGCGCAACCGCTCTTGAGCAGCGCCTTGAGGTCTTGACCGCGAGCCGTGTCCAGAACGTCGGCCTCACCGATGATGGTGCCGTCGTCCTCCACTGTGAGACTCGTGATCACATGCGACACGCGCGTGAGGAGCGTGCGCCCGTCCACGGGGTGATCCAACTCGCCAAACAGCTTGCGCTTGCTGAAGTCCCCAGACATGCGACCAATCTCACGCTCCCAGAGCGAACGCGGATAAACGCGCCCGTTCTGGGTTGCCTGGTCAGCACGCGCGAACTCGCCGCGTACACGAACCTTGCCCGAACCGTCCGTTGATTCCAGCACCTGGAACTTGATCGGACGGTACTCGGTCAGTTCATGCACAGGGACGAGAACTCGTTCTTTTGTCGTCTGTTCCATTAGTACCTTCGCCAGCGAAACTTACCCTTGAACGGTGTGCCTTGTAGAACCGATGTCACTTTGCGTTTGGGGGACTTCCGCTGCCTTCGTCTGTACGGGTTTCCCAGGTGTCCTACAATGTCCAGTCGTCCGCTTCGGTAGGCCGTCTTCCGCAGGCGCGGCGCCTCTGCCAGCCTCAGTCTTTTCCCGAGGTGCAGTCGTCGTAGACTTCGAGAGCGTCCAGGAGATCCCGAACGTCGCTCTCGAAGGCTTCAGTGAGCGAGTCTTCGCTCTCCGTGAGGCTGCCGGTCTTGATGCTGAGCGCAGCATCGCCGTAGTCCTCAGCCATCTCCTTGAGGTCCGCGATGATCTCCGCCTTCAACTCTTCCAGATCCTCGTCCTGCACGGACTCGAACTTGGTGGCAAGCTGATCCGCCGTCAGCGCGAGCTGGGCGAACGCATGAGCAATCTTCTTGCGGCTCTCGACCGTGAGGCTCTCGGTCTGCGTCTCAGCGTCTCCGCCGAGAACTTTCTGCACGTCGTCGAGCAAGGAGGACACGCGGTCCATGCCTGCCACGACCATACGGACGCGACCGTGACCGTGACGACCCTTGCGGATCTTCTCGCGCTTCTTCATCACGCGCTTGACAGAACCCTTGCGCAGATGCTTGCGCTTCTTGAGCTTGGTGCTCGCACGACGGGCAACCTTGCGCCACTTGGCGCGCTGCGAGCCGGTGCCCTTCTTGGTGCGGACGCGGCGGAGACCCTCAGCGACTTCCTCGCCCTCGGCTCCCTCCTCGCCCTCTTCCATGTCGTCTTCGTCCGGCTCTTCCTCGTCCGAATCGTCGGCGCAGTCCTCGCAGGGCTCTTCCATCTTCGGCTTCTTGGCTTCCGCCACAGGAGCTGCCTTCTTCGGCGCAGCCGGAGCAGCCTGCTCTGTCTTCGGGAGCAAGCCGATCGCTTCGAGATCCTCGGCCAGAGTCGTCAGCCTGTGTGTACCGTGTGCCATGTGTTATCTCCTACGGTCCTGATTCCAGCGATCAGTGTGTGATCGACAGTTGAACGTGCGAGCAGAGCGCTCGGTATTTCGGAAGCGATGCCGCAAGAAGATCGCTCACCTTGCCCAGCACTGCTGTGTCTTTGACCTGATGCTCGACATCTTGCAAGACGTCGCGTACTTCGGCTAGGTCGCGCCGGTAGTCTTCCACGAGATTCACGAACTTCGCAGACGCGTTGGTGTCCGGCATGAGCTTGATCACGTCTTCGAGAGACCCGACCGCAACCCACAGCTTCTCCAACTCATCGTTCTGCGTACCGAACTCTGTACGAACCAACTCATCGTAGCCAGAGATCTCATCCGAACGCATGGAGCCGTCGTAGAGTTTTCCAAAACGGGGTGTGCCCGTCTCAGTGTTCTCTGCAACAACGTCTTTCCACGGACACGGTCGGTCCAACAACACTGTCACGCGCGTGGGCACGTCTGCGTACGCGAGCAGCTCTTTGGCCTCACCCAAGCGGGGAACCAACTGCTTGGCAAGATCTACCGCCGTGTCGAGCTGATCCGTGAGCAGTGCATCGACCACGCCGTACATCACAGACTCGATGTGCTGCTTCTTGGCGATGCGCTCAACGAACACAGGTACGGCTGTCGTGTCGAGCTTGAACGCGCCCTTGTCGTCCACTGCGTACTTCACAGTGAAGAGCTTCTCGTTGGACTCTACGACGACATGCGCCGGGAACGTAGCCACGAGGTTGGGCTTGCTGTCCGATCCAAACAGATCCGAACGCAAAGCAACCAGAGCTTCGAGAGTCTGGCGTGCTTGCTCGTGAGAACCGCGCATGATGCGCTGGCGTTCACTGGCAGGGATCATAGGATCGAGCAGCATTGGCGGAAACGCTACAAGCACCAGCAAATGCTGTCAATAACAATCGATCGCTAAGCTGCTAGACGACGCGTCTCGATGTCGCGGATGTCTTCGAGCATGGCTTGCACACGACGCAGGTTCTTGGCGAGGGTGCGATCACTACGTAACAGTTGATCCAGCTTAGCAGAGGCCCGCTTCTCAGCGTCCCGATCTCCAGCTGACAACTCGCGCTCTGTAATCGGACCCGCGTACCCCTTAGCCTTGTTGCGCTTACGCACGTTCTCGCTGAGCTGCCTGAGCGTCGTCGCACCCATCAAGTGCTCCAGACCTACCTCGGGATTGATGGAAGTCGCTTCTTTGTCAGCGTGCGCTTGAGCAGAGGTGGCACGCATCACATCCCCGGACTTCTCAGCTAGCGTTGTTTCGATCTCTTGATCAGAGAACCCGAAAATGTTGCTGAGCATCCAACGCAGGGATACGAACTCCTGCATACGACCGGCCAAGTCCGCGCGAGCATTACGGACTTCGATCTGAGCCAACTCGAAGATAGCGCTCGGAACAGTCATGTTCACGTCGTACTCCACCTTCGTTGGGTCTGTGCCTAACGCCGCCAGATGCACTCGGCAGATCTGACCCAACCCGGTCTTCAGACAACGCTGAACACGCAGCACTGACCGGGCGAACTGGACGTCCTGAGCCGACAACGTGGCCCGATTCACATCCTGCTCTTGCCCCAAATACGACTTCGGAACCTTGATCGCGGAGAACAACTTGTCCCGGAAATACTCAATGTCGTCCATGTGCTGCCACTGAGGGGCAGAAACCACATCAATCCTTGTCGAGTCCCGGCCCTCGCGCGCGGGCACGAAGAAATCCTCGTCCGGGGCAGCCGAGTCAAACGACAGCTCCAACTTGCCCGTGGTCGGATTTACAAACCGTTTCTTACGGTATTGTTGCCGTACCTTGTTCACATAGGCCAGCGCCTCAGCCGGGGGCATGTCCCCGACATCCACGTAGAACGCGTAGCGTTCGATGGCCTTCTGCAAGCGGAACAGAATGGCGGAGTCTTCGAGCATGCGGAGCCGCTTGAAGATCCAACGGGCAGGCTCCAGCACACTGAAGCCGTACGCGCTCCGCCGCACAGAACCCCGAAGTCTGAAGTGCACAACTTCCCAGTCCTCGAACGCAGTCTCTTCGGGGGCAACCATCACCGGCTTGTCAGCGCAAGCCAGGCGTCGGATCTCGTCCCGCTGCGCCAACAGCTGCTCGAAGTCCTCCAGCGGAAAGCCCACCTTGCCTGAGTAGGTCTGGATGAACCCCAGCAGCGCCCCGTAGCAATCCTCGATGCGACGCATGGACGAGGTGGGCAAGAAGTTCAGACCGACCACGCCTTCGTTGGTGATCAACAACTCCTCGTAGTCGTTTCCGTACTGCACCAGCGTGCGCGCGATCTCCCAAATCTCCTCGTCGATGCGCAACCGCTTATGCAGCATGTCCGTCAAGATCTTCTGCACGTTCTCGTTCTTGGCCGTGATCCAGACTGTCTTGTTGAGCTGCGAGTCCGACTGCGTCGCGTCATCGGCAAAGATGTCCAGAGCCGCCGCCAGCTCCGGGTACTGGTTCATCTCCTCGTAGTCAGCGTAGCGGGACAGCAGGTCTTGCTCGATGATCGGAGAGAACGCCACGTCCCCGTAGCCCGCGCCCGAACCGCTTCCGTACGAGAAGCCACCGTTGGCGCCGTACCCTCGGGCAGCGATGTTTCCGACAGCAAGCTTGGCGGCCTGGACATTCTTGTCCGAGCCCATGAAACGATCGACGCGTTTTGCGATATCTCCGAAGAAGCCCACTTAGCCGCCTTAGCCTGTACCGAAACCGCCGCCGATGAATGGGGGCAGGATGCCAGATTTAGAGGTTCCTGTACCACCCCCGCCAACCGAAACCGTACTGGGCTGCCCAGGGCGCACCCCACCAGCGGGCACAGGACCGCCCGGACCCAGGTCCATCCAGGGGTCGATCTCCACCTTCTGCGTAACCAACATCGGCAGCGGCTCCGATACCATGTGCTTCTGAAGCGAGAAGCACACACCTGCGAGAGCGTCCGCGACGTCCTTCTCCCCTTTGAGCGGGTGGTCAATCTTCCGCTTGTTGCCGCGACGATCTTCTTGCAGCTTCTCCAGCTGATCGATCACGGGCTCGTAGTCGTACATGTTCACGCGGCCTTCGTAGAGCGCCGTCTTAAGAGCATCATAGGGGTCGGCAGTCACGTCCACCGAGAGCAGCTCCGATTGATACCCCTGGCTCTTGAACTGCTGAATGCTGTCCGCGCTCTGCCACGAGTCCAGCGTGATCCTACGAATGCTGTACCCATGCGCCGTCAGGTCGTACACGAGGTGGCGAACGTCAGCAAGAATGATCTCCCCGCCCGCAGGCGGGACAATCTTCAGCATCAGGTCCACAACAAAAATCGGAGCCCGCTCCACGAACTGCTGCCCGTTCAAGCCTCGACGCAGCACGTCCTTCCAGCCCCCAATGTGCGCCATGCAGAACCCGGTCGCGTCGCCGCGCAGCGACAAGTCCAAGTGCACGTACCGAAACGCCATCGGATTGAGCACAGGACGCATTATCGCCTGGTCTACACCTGGACCTACGCGTTCCACACGCGACGCCACCATCTGATCCCAACGGAACTTCCCGCCCTTGGACGCGTCCAGCAACACCGTAGTGAACGGGTGCTCCCGCTTAGGATCAATAGCTTCTCGGATCTTCTCACGCCGCTGGATGAACGGGTTGATCGCAACAGTAGACAAACCGGCCAAGTCACGAATGCTGCCTTCGATGTCCGACTCGAAGTCCGCACGGAAATCTTCCGGCACGTCTATGAGAATCGTGTTCTCTGGCAGCTCCTGCTGTAGCTCTTTCTCTTCACCAGCATGCAGAACGCGCGAAGGCACTGCCTCGTTACCAACCAACACCCAGAACCGCTGGGAGTCGTAGAACACCTCGGGCTTCACAGCCCAGTTGCTGTGGTCCATCACGAACACATGCGGGTCATCTGCGTACTCACGGATCTTCCGCTCTGTGAACGAGTCCTGTGTGGTCTTGGAAGACGCTACGAACAAGATGCCAGGCAGCTTACCACCACGATCGAAGCGCGACTTGATACGGCGCCGGATGATGTCGTAGACGCGCTCCGCCATGTCGGTCGGAGGAGCTTTGCTACCAGACCCCTGCTCGTAATACTTGCCGTAGAAGTTAGCCTCGTCGATGAACGCCGCGAACGTGTTCAGACCTAGTGCGCCCGAGTCCGTGGCAGCACGAGCAGCTACCCAGATCGCAGAAGGAAACCGCAGCTCCTTCTTGGTCGCTCGAAACGAGAAGCTCTTGTTGAAGTACGGAGACAGCTTGATCTTAGCCGCGATGTTGTCGAACGCGACGCGGATGGCCAGCGCCTCGGATACGCTCATGCACGTGACCGCGATAGTCGAGTCAGCAGTCAACCCGAAACTCTTCTGCGGGTTCTTCATGCACGACAGCTCGTAGAGCACGCGACACAGCCCGGTGCTGGCGAAGAACGTGTTGTGGATCACGATGCCGTTGGCTACCGCGTTGTGCGTACCGGGCACGGTAAGATCATAGACGTCCTGCATGCCGGTCGGTGTTACGGACGCTACTCTCTCCCAGACAAGATCTGCATCTGCGTACCAGCGATACTGTCCGGTGTAGTTCACGGCTTCACACAAGCGCTGAAACTTTTCGCGGCTCATACAAGAGCCTTGAGCAACCGAACCGTGTTTCTGCCACCACGCTTTGTTGTGCGGACCTGTTTCGCGTCGAATATCCTTCAGCTCCTCGCGCCCAATAGGTACTACGTCCCAGTTGGTGTTCGACTGGATCTTCTCGACACACGCACGCAGTTGAGCGCACTCCGGCTCCTTGCCGAAGATCGGACCTACCGCTGCCAGAAAAGTCAGGATGCTAGGCGCGTCCGCTATCTGTAGTCTCCAAGCGTCGTGCTGCTCGCCGCCTTTCACCGAACGCTTCGGTGCGTACGACTTACGAGCGCAGATCCCGAAACGGTGCAGCAACTCTTGCACATCGTCGATCAAACCTTCGCTGGCTAGTGCTAGCTCGATCTTCCTTGGCGCCTGATTCACGTACACAGAACCGTCTGTGAACAAGCGGTTCAGAAACAAAGCCAGCTGCCGATCGTTCAACCCGAACAGCCGAGCAGGCACGCGCTTCTCTTTGGACTGACAGTTGATTCCCCAGCGCTGCATCCACGGATTCAGGCCCAGGAACGAAACGTACCAAGCTCCGCGATCAAAGCGCTGCACGCCAAACTCACGGAACTCCGGCACCTGCGCGACCTGCGCCTTGAAGTCTTCGACAAGCCTGGGGTCGCCCTTGCAGTACCGGTGCCCAGCGTGCGTCAGACAGCCGTCTGCGATCAGATATGCGAGCGCGAGCACCTCTGCATCTGAAATATCCAACGGTTGCAAAGGAGCAGGAACAGAACGCGCCCGCGCGACAAGTTGCCCCGGTTGCAAGCTGCCGAGAGGCTCGTACTCACCGGACGCAACCAACACAGGATGATCCAGCGACGCCTCCAACCACTGCCCTGACGCCAGCACCAACTTGGCGCACTGCTTACGACCGGACTTCCAGATCTTCGAGGCGCGAGCCGCTACGATGTTCTTGCCGTCAAACGACGGCACCAACGGCGTCTGCCCAACAAGCTCCCCAATGCGTCGGCGCTCACCAGTAGCGAGGTTTGTAAGATATGTATCAAAAGTGATGCATTTTCCCCAACCAATCCCGCCGCACAAGAACGCTTCGTAATACTCCCCCTTGAACAGATTGATCATCTCCTCAAGCAGCTTGGGGTACATGTTGGCGCAGGACTCACCAAGAAAGTACGGATCTTTCACAAACGTCTCGATGTCCACGGGCGTGGTCTTCCAGTCCGCAGACCCCAGCACATCCATCAACCGACCATGCGGCATGGCAACCGGAGTACCTGCGGCCTCGGCCTCCAACTCATCCAACATGAGCTTGAAAACCTCTCGCTCTTCTAGCGTCAGGTGTGCGTAGTCGTCCTTGCAGAACTGCTCCAGCTCTTCGAGCGTGCGGGTACTCCAACTACGCCCGTTTCCAAAGGTGATCACTGCTCTGCGGGCTCCACGATAGCAGCGTCGGCAACCTCCAGCTCCTGCGCATGCCCCTCGGCAGTCTCAGGCAAGGCAGCGTCCTCGGCCTTGAGCTTGTCCCGCTCTTCTTGGACGACCATGAAGCGCTCCACCAACCCCAAGAGCTTTCTACGGGACTGCGGATTCTCGATGACTTGCTTCACCGAGTCTTTGCCGTAGTTGGCAGCGGCGGTGGTTAGGTTGGAAGCGTCCACGTCCACCGTACCCAAGCGACGATTGACCAAGCCCAGGTCCATCTGCATATCGGCGTACGACTCAAGGATGTCCTTGGCCATGCGAATCTCCG